TTACTTACGTCTTAAATAACGGATAAATTCAATAATTGCCCAAAATATTGCACCATAGAAGGCAAGAGCAAACAAACCAATAATACACCATTCACTACCTTGAGGCAAGAAACCTAATAATAAACAATTCATAATAAAAGATTTTAAAAACAGTACAAATATAAATATTATTAGCCTATTTAAAAAATTCTTTTTGAATATGAGTATTCATAAAATAAGAACCAGCAGCTTTCGGTAAAGAATAAGCATCGCTAATCAAATTATACAAAGTAGCCTTCACAGTTTTCACACGATTACCAAACGTAGCAGAATCAAACTGATTTTGCAAAGACTGACCTTGCTTCTGAACACCAATCAAAGACGTTTTAGCAGCAGTTTCAGCAATCTTAGAAATCTCATGATCTACCTGTTTCTTAGTCAATGCACCTTGTGCATACTTAAGCTGAATATCGGCAGTTTTCTGAGCAAGATCCATCTTATTCTGAGCATCCATCCAAGAAAGCTGTTTTTCAGCAAAGAGAGTCTGAACATTGATCAATTTACGTTGAGCTTGCATATTAGCGATATTCTCACTATCAACAGACATTTGAGAAGTTTTCAAATCCTTATCAATAGAATAGATTAATTTATCCAGAGCAAGACGACCTTTTTGAGTATGAGTATTCGTTCGTATCTGGGCGATTTCAGCTACCATCTTAGCAGCCTTATATTTACCTTCAATACGAAGATTATCAGCTTCCGCACGTTTAACACTATTATCGGGCATTTTCGATATCTGATCTAGAGCCATACCAAGACCTTGAACAAGACCTGAATAATCCATAGAGTAGGGAGTAGCAGAAGGAGGATTAACACCTTGAGCAGAAGGAGCAGAACCTTGAGCAGAAGATTGAACAGTTCCAGCACTACCACCATTCATCATAAGATACGGATTCAATCCGGCAGCTTCCAAGCGTTCACGTTGAGCAGGAGCAGAATTATACTCAGCCATATCCCAGGCATTCTGCTTAGCATCATTATAAAATTGCCATTGATCACCAAGTTGTTGTTGGTACATTTCCTTATTGTATGCTATTTGCTTATCAAGCATCTTCTCATTGAAGTTATTACTATTATTAGCAATACTAGCATTACCTTTATTACTAAGAACAGCACCAGCAGTAGAACCAACAGCACCAACACCAGCAGCAATCAAACTAGCAGCAGTTGCACCAATAGCCATAAGAATAAAATTTAAATTAAACAATACGCAACAAAGTTGCGATTAATTTGCGTTTCACGCAGAGATAAGGTTTAGGTTAAAAAAATTAAGGGGAGGCTGATCGCAAGCCCGTTTTTCAGTTTTCCATGTCTGAGACTCAGAAAGGTCTTAAGGACAGAATTTTTTTAACGGAGCCGGACAGCTCCCCCCAAAGGGGCCCCCCCATCGCGCGCAAACCTGATCTTTTATCGCACGCGCACGCAAAAAAGGACGTGCACGTACGTTAAATAATGTCAAATTAGACAAAAGTGATATTTTTTGAGACAAAATTGATATTAAATCTCAAATATTTTATTATCACTCAGTAGACTCAGAGGATCCAGAAGACTGTTGAGATTGTTGAGACTGTTGTTCCTGTTGAGCAGCAGCAAGTTCAGCAACAACAGCATCAGAAGAACTCATCAAATACTGACTCCAAGCCATCAATTCAGAAGGAGATTGAATAAAGCGAGACTTCACAAAATCAATCAACTGATCATCACCAAGTTTTGCACGAAGATCACCAAATTTCGGTTCATTAACCGACATAGATTCAAAATGGGAGAGGAGAGACTCACGTGACAACCGATCAAGACGCCGTTGATTAAACAACATATAAATATCAGAAGTTAAACGAACAGAAGGAACACCATTCACTTCTATTTCCTGTCTCAAAAACTGATCAACAGGAGATTCCTCTCTAAACTCAGAACAAATCAATTCCTTAGAAGTAATCACATTTAAATTACCAACAGAAACATACGGAGTAGTACGTCTTTTTGAAAACATAACAATAAAATTAAAAGATTAAAAAATAAAGAACTAGTAAGGCAAACCATCAGTATCAAGATTACGAACAACCTTAACATCAAAGAAAGAACTACAAAGGAACTGATCTGTATTAACAGTAGAATCAGCATTAACCGCAAAAATAGGATTAAGAGAATCAGGATTCACCTTAAACATTGTATAATTAAGCGGAGCAGCAGAAGGAGAAGGTTGATTATTAGAATCAACATTACCTAACTGTTTAGCCAAAGAAGCATTACCATAAGAGATAACCCAAGAATTTAGAGTTGTCTTAAAAGCACCTACTGAAGAATCGACATCAGTCTTATAATCAATATAACGAGGCGCATAGCCTATATGATCAATAACCAAAGAACCAAATTCAGATAGAGTTGGATTCGAGAAATGAGCAAGCGGAACCTGTTGCATTCCAACACGATCAAATTCAGGAATAGCATAATCCGTAGCATTCACTTTAGTGAAGATAGGAGAAACCAAATCAGTAGTATAATCAATCAAAGGTAAACAATGATAGATACACATAACCAAACCATAACGACCTTGTGAGTTAAAATTAATCACACCATTAGAAATACCGGTACCTTTTCCAGCAATATCAGCAGCATAATCACCTGTAATATTATTATTTACTACCTCGTTAATATCCATAGAACTAGAAATACCACCAAGATAAGTACACATTTCAGAGAAGCCGTCACCGGGAGAAACATTCCAATGTTTTTCTACTTGTTCTTTATAATCCTTGTTACCGGACTGAGTAATTTCTTTCCATTTCTGTAAAAACTCAGCTTGCCGGAGAGCAAGAATACTGAAAGAAGGATTAACAGTCAAAGGAGAAAGAGCAGGAATAGCAGAAGAACCACGAGCAGAAGTAAAAGTACTGGTAGTACCATGAGAAGGAATAGCAGAAGTATTAACAATCACATTACCATTCAAAGTAACTTCAGAAGAAAAAGAAACACTAGCTACATCACCATATTGAGCACGTGGAACAACACCGTGAAATAAATCCTTTTGCCAGTTACAATACCGAAGATCAAACATATTGTAATTCTCTGAAAAACGAGTAGAACCGGAAATATCCAAATTCATATCCTGTCCGTCCATATAATCAACATTAAAAGTAGATGGAGAAATCTTTTCCCATTGAGAATCACGATAAAAATCAGCATAAATCTTTTGATAAGCAAGTAGACCAAAAAGATTCAATTGCAAATTATTCTTCAAAGGCTCACTTGCCCAATCATAAGTAGAGTTTTCTGCGTAAGAATAAAAATTACCATAACCAAGATACTCCAAAAGTTTAGCAGAGAGCAAACCGCGATTATAACCAAAATAATTCTTAACAGAATTGTCGGTAATATCAGAAGAAACACCGTTCAAATAATCAGCAATCTGATGACAAGTAATATAAGGCATATCACCTGAAAGAATAAAATTAACCGTAGGATCAAATGAAATAGCATGCTGTGGATTATCATACATTTGAGTAAGAGCAGTATTCGCCTTATTCCAAAGAAGATCATAAGGAACAAAATAGAAATCATAATACTCTCTCATACGAGCAAAAGCAGCAGTATTCAAAGGCTGAGTACGAGCAAATGCTTTAAGATCAATCCTAAATGTATCACCAGGAAGAACCTCCCATGTTTTAACAGGGAGAAGTTCACCTGCTTTAGCAGTAAAGTTACGTTTTGAACTAAGATCAAAACCATTTCGAGAAGTCTTATTTCTCAAAGACTTCAAAGACATGATATTAGCCATAAATTAATAAATTAAAAGTTTAACAATTATTCGTAAATGAATATCTTATTAGCATCATTGAGTTTCTTATGCTTAATACGATCATTAAAAAGTTTCTTAACATCCGAAGCATACAAACGATACACAGGAGTTTTCTCAAAAGATTCATCCGTATGAACATTATAATAGAAATAAGGATAATAAGAATTTTCCCATTGATCAGTACAAAGATCATCATCACCAATCAAATCACTCTCATAAAATTCCTGCTGAGATTCAAAGAATGAAGTAAGGTGCATATAATCAAGATATGAGTAGAATTCCTCAATCATACGCTGTTTAGACTTACGTTCAGCAAGGGTGGTATGAGTGCAAACAAAATACAAGAAATGTTTAGAGACAAGTAACTCAGTATAGATCCGATGAACCCAACGATTAAATTCATCCGACTCTACAGGTCGAACCATAGCGTCACGATCAAGAAAATAATTAGAAAGATCAAGCAAAGACTTCTGATCTGATACATGCCCAAACAAATCAAGTAAGTAAGTATCATCCGTAAAATGAAAATGTTTTATATAAAAAGCTATTTCTTTCGCAAGAGAGAACGTCGTTTCTGAGGACGAGAATAAACGCCTCGCTGTATCATAAATTCCATAAGAGTAAGCACGTTCACGTGAAGATTTAGAAGCAAATCCTTTACACCGGGGAAAGTAGTAAGCGTAACACGACCGCCATACGTCAAACTCTTTATATTTGCCATTGAGTACGATGCTTCTTTTAACAAAGCTCTGAGGGGTAGATGAGTATATCTTCTCACGTTGACAGTCAAGAAAGCCTTGACCCAATTTCTGAGAATGAACGTTGAACGGACAGACGGAACTAAGTTTAAAAACTTTGGGTATAGTGCAACTGCTATTAACATAGCTCGCAACGTATGATGAACACTGACCTTTGGATATTTGACAGTCGACACGACCAAAGGTCCATGCTTGAGATATATTCTCTGAACATACCTGTAACGCTTCGTCCGATTGGAGGAATAATAAGATATGATAATGCGGGCGGAAATGGACGGGTCCATATTCTCCGACAGCAAAGTAACGCACTTTTTCCGAGGGACATTGTTTTGAGACATAATAACGTAATCTTTTAAAAAATAATTGTAAATCAGTTTTACGAAGATAGGGGACATCTCCAAAAAGATAGAACTTGTTTAATAAACGATCAATATCTTCTTGCTTCATATCAGATGGACCAAGAATTTCACCTGTTTCCTTATCTACAAGATCATTACCAAATGGACGTTCAAGACTATCTACAAAAGTAGCACGAGGAATATAACGATTAGCATAAGTAAGAGTTATAAACAATGTATGCTTAGCGGTATAAGATTCAAGATCACACTGAAAGGCATAACGTGAGTTTTTAGCCAACGTACATGCCTGACAGTGACCACAAGGAACAACCATAGATTCGTTAGTATAAGGATTAACGATTTTCTTAGGATGAAGACACTTGCAAAAAGGATTCTTAATCATATCAGAACCTAGGAGTTACATTAATATGGGTTGAGTCAACCGATGAAGTTGTAGTTTGCTCCGTTTTCTGGGTTGAATTACTATTGTTTTTGCTAACACTAAGCGAAACGGTGCAACTTTGAATAAATAGAACCGAAGCAATTGACAATATTGCTGTAACGACAATCTTAATAATATCATAGATTTGTTGATTAGAGAGCTTCATATTATTCTTCAATTAAAGTTATCATACAAACATGATCAGCAAGCGTATTAAACGATCTAGCGATCTTCATAGCTTCTGTCACAGTAATACCAAAAAGAGAAAACTTAGTGATAGGAATCAACTTAGTAACACGAGCATAAGCAACACGAGTAACAATAACACGGGATACCGTGAAATCAAAATCGTTTTTCTGATTAAAACGTTCAGTCCATTTTTGTTTTTTAGCAGACATATTCAAATAGGTTTTAAATTTCTGCTGCAAATAAAGGGAATAATATACATTATGTTTAATAGAAAAATAGATAATACTTATAACTAATTTCTCTCTCTTCTCTCTCTAAAACCAAAAGAGGCATTCCAAATGAATTGGTATAGCCTCTTTTTCATTTTCTCACAAAAAGAAATTCATCATTATATATTTTGATAAAAAAAAATCAGAATCATCATTCAAGCTTCTTTATTTGTAAAAACAAAAAAGACTATCCTAATTTAAATTTTGGGATAGTCTTTTTATAAAAACTGAATATAATTATTTCATCATCTTATCGATTTCTTCAAATTCAGGACCCATGTTCAGATTATAGTAAACACGGTAAAGCCCCTGTAACCACAAATCTTTTTGATCAGGTTTCAAAGCTCTGGCTTTTTCGTAGAATGGCTTAGCTTCTTCATAGAATTTCTTCACTGTAGCTTGTGCCTCTGCATATTTCGGATCATTGATATCTGTTGTAGCTTTATCAGCATAATCCTGAGCCTTCATCAAATACACTAATCCTACATTAGAATATGCTTCTGCATATTCAGGATCTGCAGCAATAGCTTTCTTGTAGAACTCAATAGCATTATCATATTCTTTCATATTATGATAAAGATATGCTTTCACATAAAGATACAACTTGTTATTGGCATCAGTAGACAACATTCTATCAGCAAATTCCATAGCTTTAGAAGCTTGGTTAGAGCTAGTATAGTAATCTACCAAATTCGCAAAGAAATAATCATTTCCAGGGAATTTTAAAATACCTTCTTCCAATGATTTAACCCATGCTGCAGTATCACCTTTAGCTTTATATGCATCTGCCATCAATTGCATTGCAAACTTACCGCCATCTTTGTCATCCAAAGCAGCAGGAGCATATTTAATAATTGCATCTTTATCTCCTACTCTGTCAGCAGCCAATGTTGCGTAATATGCTATTTGTGCCAAAAGAGTATCTGTTTTAGCCAAATTTTGCTCTGCCAACATAGGATAAGAAGCTGATTCTACGTATGTTGCAAAGAATTGCAAAGCTTCCTTATTCTTATCAAGGTTAAAGAATTGAATACCACCGTTAATTAAGTTAGGACGTTCAACCAATATAGTTGAAGCATTTGCTTTTCTATATTTGTTTTTAATTTTACCTTTTTCATTAGGTACTTGAGCTAGATCATCACATTTAGTATAATACTCAAACATTTTTAAAATGCTGTTGTATGCCTTCAATGTGTCAAACGGCTGTTTCAGAACACCTTTCTTATCACGTTCTTCTTCGATAAAACGTTTCTGAATAAATCCAGCAACGTCCCATGTGTCAGGAAGATCCTTGGTCTCAGGGTTCTTAATGGCTTCATTAATCAGCTTTTCAGCTTGATTAAAATTCGGTTTTACATCACTGGCAATGCTTTTGGCTTCTTTTACATTCTTCATTTGAGCGAATGATAAGCTTACGGCCATCAATAAAACCATTGAAAATAATACTCTTTTCAT